GTACGTCGACGATCAGGGCGTTCCGTGGAGCGGTCTCGTCTCGGTAGACGAAGATCCTTCTGGCGGTGAGCCAAAGGCTTACTACCAAGACGGCGTCAAGTACCTCAACGTTTCATCTCGCGAAGAATTCGTCGCGACACTCGAGGCTTTCTATAGCCCTCGCGAGTTTGATGCTTGCGATGGAATGGTGTCGGTCAACAACGGATTGTTCGCTACTCAGCAACCTCGCAAGTCTTTCGGGCTCTCGTATCGCACCAAGCTAGGCAACGACGTTGCTGGGCAGGACTACGCGTACAAGATCCACATCATCTACAACGCTCTCGCAGCTCCGTCATCGAGGTCGCGTTCAACGATCAGCGATTCCCCCGAGGCCAGCGTTCTAAGCTGGAATCTCACAACTCAAGCACTCCCCACTCCGGGCGCTGCTGCCACCGCGCATCTCATTGTGGATACCTCTCAGTGTGACGAATACGTCGTCAGTCTGTTGGAGGATATTTTGTACGGCAGCGATGCTGGACAGCCCAGGCTTCCTTCCCCCGAAGAGATGGTCGATTTGTTCCAGAACTACGGTCCGCTAGAAGTCATCGACAATGGTGACGGCACTTGGACCGCGATCGGAAACGACGACTCTGTCAAGATGCTTGACGGGTCGACATTCCAGATCGCATCCTCAACGGCCGACATGGTCGACGAAGGCTCCTACACACTCAGCTCTCTATAAAAGGAGAATCCATGGCTACCGTCACTGGAATCACTGCGGAGCGCGCCGCAGAAATCGAAAACGCGTCTGTTGTCGGTGGCAGGATCGATGAAGACGGCACCATCATCCTCATGCACCCGGATGGTGCAGAGTCCGCCATCGGCAACATCAACACCGACACGAACGACGCTACCGTCAACGTTCGGGACTTCGGAGCAATCGGTGATGGTGTTACAGACGACACTATTGCTGTCAACGCCGCTGCTACGGCCGCAAAGACCGCCGGATCTCGGTTGTTCTTTCCCAACGGAACCTACCTTGTCGAGGCCCCGATCCTCATCCAGGACACCTCAGACTTCCGAATCGATATGCAGGGTCGTCTGAAGCGAAAAGCAGGCTCTGCAGCCAACAGTCTTCTATATTTCAAGAACGTCTCGGGTATCGACGCAAGCGTCATTCGTACTCATGGCAACGTTCTGAACAACCAGAAGGCTCAGTCCGACACGATTGTGTACCCCGTCGACGAGGCAAAGCACGATGTCCGTGTCGAGAATTGCACTGATGTCACCATCAGTCTTCTCGACTCGAAAGACCCTGCCGGTGACTCGATCTATGTGGTCGGAGCATCTTCGAGGGTTCAAATCGGTCATGTCAACAGCGTTTCTGGTCAGTCATCTGGTCGAAACGCAGTCTCTCTGATCGACTGCTCTGGTGTCAGCATCAGTACTGTCTACAGCGAGAACACCGGCTGCTCCACTGGCGTCATTGCAATGCCGGGCGGTGTCGATATCGAGCCGAATGCCGGTCAGTTGGTATCCGATGTGACCATCGGCGAGGCCATCGTCAATACGTCCGGAACGTGTGGTCTCGGAGTCTTCGGCGCCTACACCGTTGGTGGCGTGCGTCAGATCAATCGCGTCAAGATCAACTCGGCCATTCTCATCAAGGGCCCGGGAGTCAAGACGAGCGCGTCTGACATGCCGATCCGAGGCGTCAACGATCTCACGATCGGAAGTGTCTCAATCCTTCAGGATTCTGCAGCGACGAACCAGGCTTTCTCGATCGACGACTGCGATAACGTCTCGATCCATGTTGACGTTCCGAACTCGCGTGGCGCTCTCGCTCCGACCATCGGTGCAACCGCTGCGGTCACAAACCTGGATCTTCGAGGTCGAATCAATCAGTCGGGCGGCCACTGCTTCAACGTCTACCGACTGAATGATTCAGTTGTCGACATGAAGCTGAAGTCTCCGACTTCTGGCGTTCTCGTCGTCAAGCAGGCTTCTGGTACCGACTCAACCAATGTCCTCTTCAAGGGCGACTGGCGTCGAGTCTCTGGAGCCGCGGCAATTCAAGCGAATGGTCCCGTTGAGTGGACCGTGGAAGCTGACGTTACTGGATGGACTGGGTCTCAGCGCGCCATCGGAACTTACGCTTCTGGCGCGATTTTCGGTGTCGACCGTTACATCGGTAACACTCTCGTTTCCCAGGGAGCTGCTTGGGATGCAACGGCAACTACTACGGCTCTGAACGCTTTCCTGGCTACGTCGACTGCGCTTGGGGTTAAGCGACTAGTTGGATCCTTCACGGTGAACAACGTCGTGACGATCCCGGCAAATACCTATCTGGATCTCACAAGCGCAACGATCACTCAGTCTGGTTCTAGCAAAGTCACTTTCACTGCTGCTTCTGGAGTGTCCATCCTTGGCGGGACGATCATCGGCAAGGGGACTGACTACGTAGCCGGCGTCGCATCGCCGACGGCTATCGGTCTCGATGTGACAGGATCTGGTGTCCGCGTTTCGGGAACCAAGTTCGTACAGCACGCTGGAGCAGCAGTTCGAGGTACCAATGCCGCTGGACTTCGACTCGATCGAGTGAGCGTTGTTGGTGTTGGTGGAATCACCACCATTCCTGCAGTAGACCCTGCATGTTACGGCATCTATCTGAACTCCGGATGCACCGACGTCTCGGTTAACAATCTGGATCTGACAGATCTGTCGATTGGATTCATCGCATCGACCGATAGTGCGTTCCTAACTCTATCGAACATTCGAATCGATCGAATTCCTGGGCAGCATGGCATCTATCTTCAGTGCGCGACGGGACTGAAGGTGGACGGGGTTCGAGCTGCAAACGTCTGGCTCAACGGCCTTAAGGTACAGCTCGCCAACACCTCATCTGCGGACTCGCTTGGGTTCTCCATTGCCAACGTAGTTGGTCACACATGTGGTGACACGGTTCTGTTGCTCAACAACACCAACACAACTATGGCGACAGCCAAGAAGTTCAAGGGCGGTACCATCACCAACGTCGCAGGTTATTCCTGCAACCGAGTGCTCTACCTTGGGTCGGTATTCGGTTGCACCGTCGCTGGCGTCACTGGGTACAACACGACGCAGCAGGTTGTGACGATTCTGGACTGTCAAGATCTTCTGATCGAAGGCATCGCCTCCAGTATCTGCGGCCGCGAGATAGTCCTGTTCTCCAATGCTGCTGCCGTGGCATCCACGGGATCCGCTACGCAGCGTGTCACCATTCGTGGCATACGCGGTTACAACGCCTGCAACGAGAACAACGCTACCTATGGGGCAGCTATTGCTGTTGGTGGAGCAGCGGCTAGCACGGATCAAAAGGACATCATGCTCGATGGTATCGAAATCGATGCCGACAACGGCTTCATGCGATACGGAATGAGCGTCCATTCGACAGCCCCACAGGATACCCTTCGCGTCCGAAACGCAAAGTTCCGCGGCTTCAGCACAAACCCAGCCACACTCGCGGGCGCAACCAAGGCCATCGGAGAGTGGTCGAACGTGGATGCTACAACCACGATCGCCAACTTCCCGTCCGGTCTTCCGACTCGAATCGGGACTATCGGAAACAAGACTCGATGGGCCTGTAACGCTTTGCCAACCTCTGGCGTGTTCCAGCAAGGGGATGTTGTTCACAACTCAGCACCAACCGCCGGTGCTACTCCGGGTTGGGTTCTTGTCGGGGCTGGCGGGTTGCATGGAGGAAGCTGGGCTGCATCAACTGCATACGCGGTTGGCGACTGGCGACGTACCGCATCAGGGAAGATCCTCGAATGCACCACAGCCGGAACGTCGGGCACCGTTGAGCCGGCGCCTACAACCATCAACGAGGTGGTGGTAGACGGTACGGTCACTTGGGTGTACCGAGCGTCCGGTATCGCAGTGGCAAAGGCTATGGCGAGCATCGCCGCATAGCAAACAATCCTTCGTCCGCTTAAAGGAGTTGACGTGATTTCTTTTGAATCCAAAGGCTCCTTTAAGCGGACGGAGGCGTTTCTTCTGAAGATGGGGCGCCAACGAAGCATCTTCGCACAACTTGAGTCTATCGCCCAAGAAGGTGTTAAGGCACTTGAGGCGGCAACGCCAATCGACTCGGGCATTGCGTCCGGATCGTGGGGGTACGAGGTCAATCAGACGCGAACCGCCTGCTACATCAACTGGACAAACTCCGACATCGAGAACGGCTATCCTGTGGCCGTCATGATCCAGTATGGCCACGGAACAGGTACGGGTGGATACGTGCAAGGAATTGACTACATCAATCCGGCCCTCCGACCGGTATTCGACAAACTGGCCGACAAGGTATGGAAGGCGGTGACATCAGCATGAGCAGCATTGACGAGCGCGTAGTTCAGATGAAGTTCGACAACACCCAATTCCAGAAGGGTGTGCAGACAACTTCGGCAGCACTCGATGCCCTCAAGAAGAACCTCAACTTCGACGGTGCGAAGAAGGGGCTTGA